CTGCGCGGCCAGGCGCATCCAATTTTTACAGCGCACTTTGCGACTGGCGCCCAGCGTGACGCGCGACCGCTGCAGGGCAGCGCTGGCGCAGGCGATGGCGCTGGGCTTGCCAGAGCAGGAAATCAGGGCCATGGCCAAGCGGCCCGAGTGGCAATTACAACAACCGGCACAGGACGCGCAACCCGCATCCTTGCCAGCACCGCGCAAGCGTGGGAGGTGAAATGAATCAGCAATTTCCCGAAATCACGGTAGCCAGCGCGCTAGAGCAGCAGTGCGGCGGCAGCCACTACCGCAACATGGCAATCCAGCCAATCGAGTTCATCCACGCGAACGGCATCCCGTTTGCAGAGGGAAGCGTCATCAAGTACGTCTCCCGCTGGAGGGCAAAGAACGGCATTGCTGATCTGGAGAAGGCGCGGCACTTCATTGACTTGCTGATTGAGCTGGAGCGCAAGAAGCTGGGAGCCACTGCGTCAGTCGCCAGCAAGCCCGAAGGCTGGCACGCCTGCGGCAATGTCGGCATGGAGGCTTCGGAGTGAGCAACAAGCGCGTGTTCAAGCTGGTGCACGCCCAGGCCCGCCGCCTTGCCGTGGAAACCGTGCAAACGGCCCCGGATGGCTACTGCGTCACGGTGTCAGAGCCTACCCGCAGCCTGGATCAAAACGCGGCCATGTGGCCCATCCTGCAAGCCTTTGCCGATCAATTGCAATGGCCGGTGAACGGGGCCATGGTTTGGATGACCCCCGACGAATGGAAAGACGTGCTGAGTGCGGCATACAAGCGCGAGTCCGTCCGCGTGGCGATGGGCATGGATGGCGGTATGGTGATGCTGGGTAGCAGGACAAGCAAATTCAGCGTTCGGGAAATGAGCGAGTTCATCGAGTTCTTGCACGCTACCGCCGTGGCCCGCGATGTGGATGTGCGGTATCGGGAGTACGCATGATTCTGGAACTCCCATGGCCGCCCAAGGAGCTATCCCCGAATGCCCGCCTGCACTGGGCCAAGCTGGCGAAGGCCAAGAAGGCCTACCGCTCAGAGTGCGCCTATTTGGCAATTGCGCAGGGCATACGCAAGGTGGAAGCCGACAAGCTGCACCTGTCGCTGACGTTCTTCGCCCCGACACGCCGCGCCTATGACCTGGACAACGCGCTGGCGCGCATGAAGGCTGGCCTTGATGGACTGGCGGACGTGCTAGGGGTGGACGATAGCAAGTGGAGCCTGAGCATTGCACGCGGCGACAGGACGGGCGGCTCTGTGGTGGTGCATATCACATGCTGAACCGCATCAACACCAAAGAGCGCACACACCTTGGACGCGTCAAGGAACTGCCGTGCTCAGTCTGCGACACGCCAGGCCCAAGCGAGGCCCACCACATGAAGCAATCAGCCGCTTTCACCTGCATCGCTCTGTGTGAGAGCTGCCACCGTGGCGCTCTCATGGGCCTTCATGGGCAGCGCAGAGCATGGGCAATACACAAGATGGACGAGGCTGACGCCTTGAACGTGACTATTCAACGATTGATGGAGTCCACATGCTGACCGCCGCAGAACAAGAAACAGTCTTGAAGCAGGCCAAAGCCCTCGCGCGCAGACATGTGGACATGCGCCGCCGCCTGGAGCACTCCGAAGTCAGCCCACAGCGGGCAAAGGAGCTGATTGAGCAGGCGGAAGAGGAATTGCGGGACACGTTGAAAGAAGTCGGATAAACAGGAGAGGGCCACATGATGCAAAACGAACTCGACACGCTACTCAATGACCTGCTGGTGAAGTGGCATACCTACTGCGCGCACTACCAGTACGGCAAGGGCTATCCATCCAGAGATGTGACATGCCGCCAGTCCCGCACATCAAAGCAATACGACTATGACAACGGCGCAATGGATGCGCATGTGGACAACGCCATCATGGAAGCCTTCGATGCTGCGATGGACAAGGTGGAGCAGCCATGGCGCACGGCCCTGAGCGTGCAAGCGCGTAACCTGCACACCGGTTCAAACGTCTGGAGTAGCCCGCGCCTGCCATCCGATCCCATGGAGCGAGTCGTTATTTTGATGGAAGCGCGCAATAGACTGCTGAAAGTGCTTGCACAAGATGGCGTGTTGTCATGAATAAGGAGGAGCGTGCAGAGTGGGTGGCGCGTGGATACAAAGATCCAGTCGCAGCATTCCGCAGCCACATCGCCACCGCCAAAGTTAGGGGCATTGCATTTCGCATGACGTTCGAAGAGTGGTGGAGCGTATGGGCCCCGCACTACGAACAAAGAGGGAGCGGCCGCGATTGCCTGGTCATGTGCCGCACCAAGGATGCCGGGGCGTACGTTATCGGGAATGTGCGGATCGACACCGTACAGGCAAACGCTGCGGAGCGCGGCGAGGTGTACCGGACCACTCAAGCAGCGGCCGGACGAACGCCGGCGGTGGAGAGGTGCGCCAATCCCATCGCCGCAGCCTGGGTCAAGGACCGCGGGGTGTGGGGATTGGATTACTACAGCCTGCGCAAACTTTCTGAGCAAGACGAAGAATCTTTTGCCGATCTTGTTGACAACGGCTAAATTTCATGGCCCAATTCGTTTGGGGGCATAACTCGCCCTAAAAAAGCCGCTTCGGAGCAATCCAGGCGGCTTTTTGCGTTTTCGCGGGCCTGCGCACCACCTATACCGGACTCGTTCCTTTAGGCGCAGCGCCCGCACCCTAACTCCTTGCTGCTGAAATGCAGCCTGCCCGCTCGCAGTGATGCCGGTGGGCTTTTTTATTAGGCGCCCATGGCAACACCGAACGCGCTTGTCGCCCTGATTGGGAAGAACGTTCCGCTTGGGACTGGTACCGCCGAGCAGGCCCGTCAGGCGCTTATCAGCCGCGCATACCAATTGCATGTGCAGGAGGCGACCGCAATGGGTGAAAAACCCATGACGCCCGAGCAGTTCGCAGCGCAGCAGCGCAATTAATCCACAAACCGACTTGAGGCGTTACCTCATGACCGCCGAAAGGCTCGATATGACCCTCACCGCAAAACAGGAAGCTTTCGCGCAATCCATCGCTGATGGCAAGACCCAGGCCGACGCCTACCGCACGGCTTACAACGCCGTGAAGATGAAGCCGGAGACCGTGTGGTCAAAGGCCAGCGAGCTGATGGCCGACGGCAAGGTGGCGGCAAGGGTGGCCTCGCTCAAGGTCAAGCTGGAGGAAAAAGCGCTCTGGACCCGTGAACGCTCGGTGCTGGTGCTGGCAGGTATCGCTGACTCTAGTGAGAGCAAGCCCGGCGAGGTGGTGAGCGCTGTGAAGGAGTTGAACGCGATGCACGGCTTCAACGCCCCGACGCGGCTGGATGTGACGGGTGTGGTGATTGTCGCCAGCCCGTTAGACGAACGCCTGTGAAGCTGACCGATAGGCAACTGCTGGCGCAAGAGGTGTTGGCGGGGGATGCCACGCATGTCATGCTGTTTGGTGGATCACGTAGTGGAAAGACCTTCCTGTTGGTGCGCAATGTCTGCATGCGGGCGCTCAAGGCGCCTAAGAGCCGCCACGCCATCCTGCGGTTCCGCTTCAATGCAATCAAGGCTTCGGTGGTGTTCGACACCTTCCCCAAGGTAATGAGCCTGGCTTTTCCGGGTGTCAAGTACACCATCAGTAAGACGGACTGGTTCGCAGAGTTTGAGAATGGCTCGCAGGTGTGGTTTGGTGGGCTGGATGACAAGGAGCGGGCCGAGAAGATTTTGGGCATGGAGTTTGCCACTATCTATCTGAACGAAGCAAGCCAGATACCGCAAGGCTCAAGAGATATCGCAGTCACGCGCCTGGCTCAGCAAGTGGATCAAGTGATAGAAGGCAAGCCGCCACAAAGGCTCAAGCCGCGCATGTATTACGACTGCAACCCGCCATCGAAGGTGCATTGGGCTTACCGGCTGTTTGTCGAGAAGCGTGACCCGGAGACCAAGAAGGCGCTTCCGAATCCCGGCGATTACGCCTTTTTTCAGATCAACCCGCAGGACAACGCCGACAACGTGAGCGCGGGCTACCTTGACACGCTTAAAAGCCTGAGCGCGAGATTACAGAAGCGCTTTCTTAAGGGTGAGTTTGCCGATGCGACACCCAATGCCTTGTTTACCGATGAAGTGATTGATAAGTGGCGCGTGGTCGATGGTGTGCTGCCTGATTTCGTCCGTGTCGTGGTGGGGGTCGATCCAAGCGGATCGGATGATGTGGATAACGCGGATAACGACGCGATTGGCATTTGTGTCGGGGCGCTCGGCACGGATGGCAATGTGTACTTATTGGAAGACTGCACTGTGAAGGCTGGGCCTGCGACCTGGGGCCGTGTGGCCACCAGCGCATTTGACCGGCATGAGGCCGATGTAATCGTAGGTGAGCAGAACTACGGCGGGGCGATGGTCAAGGCCACGATCCAGACGGCACGGCCTAGGACGCCCTACAAGGCGGTGAATGCAGCCAGGGGTAAGGCGGTAAGGGCAGAACCCTTCAGCGCGCTCTACGAGAACGGCAAGGTGCGCCATGTTGGTGACTTTGCTGAGCTGGAAGATGAACTGGTGGCTTTTTCCACCGTGGGTTACATGGGCGAGAAAAGCCCGAACCGCGCTGACGCGTGGATATGGGTATTGGCTGAACTATTCCCCGGAATGGTGGCCGCAAAGAAAGAGCCGCGCGCACCCCGCCCCCCCCAACAAAACCTCGGCTGGATGGCCGGGTAAGGACTGATATGCAGAAAAAAGAGCAAACCTCGAACATGGGTTTTCAGCAAATCACAGGCCTGAGCGCCGTCAAAGGCTTGACCGTCCCCACCGGTGCGCGTATGTGCCGCATCGAGGCCGCGACGCAGGCTGTTCGCTGGCGTGATGATGGCACGGTGCCGTCAGCCACGGTCGGAATGACCATTGCCGCAGGCGCAAGCATTGACTATGACGGCGAGCTGACCCGCATTCAGTTTATTGAAGCCGCCGCATCCGCTGTCTTGAACATCTCCTACTACGCATAATGGCACAAGACAAGCTGCAGGAATACCGCGAGCGTTACGACGACTTCCGCGACCACTTCGCGGAGCAGCGCCGGCGCCAGCTGGAGGACTTGCGTTTCAGCAACCCGGCAGACCCGCAGCAGTGGGATGACTCCGTGCGCAATGCGCGCCAGAACTCGCCCGGCGGCGCGCGTCCCTGCCTGACGTTTGACCACACCAACCAGTACATCAATCAGGTCGTCAATGATGCCAGGCAGAACAAGCCCGGCATCCAGGTGCTGCCGGTGGACTCTGGTGCCGACATCCAGACCGCGACCAGCATCGAGGGCATGATTCGCCAGATCGAGTACACCTCGCGCGCCCCGATTGCCTACGATACGGCCATTGACCATGCGGCCCGCTGCGGCATCGGCTGGATGCGGGTCACCACGGAAGTGACCAACCCGCGCCTCAACGAGCAGGAATTGCGCATCAAGTCGGTGCAGGATGCGCTGTCGGTGATGCTCTCGCCCGAATCCATCGAGCCCGATGGCAGCGATGCCACCGATGGCTTTGTTGAAACCATGATGAGCAAGCGCGCGTTCGAGAAGGCCTACGGTACCAAGCTGGCGCAAACCTCCTGGGATGGCGCCAAGGGCTGGTTTTCGGACAACGCTGTGCGGGTCTGCGAATACTACAAGCTGCGCACCAGCAAGAGCAACCGCCTTGATGTGGTGCTGCCCAATGGATCGCGCCAGACGCACACCGAAGAATCGTACTGGGACCAGGCCAAGCAGCTGGGCTATCAGCCCATGGTCGAGGCGCAGTACATGATTGAGGACCGCACCGTTGACTGGTGCATGATGACGGGCAACGACATCATCGACGAGACGGAGATCCGCAGCCAGTGGATACCGCTGATTCCGGTCTATGGCAACGTGCTGTGGATCGACGGCAAGCGCTATGTCTGCGGTCTGACGCGGCAGCTGATGGATGGCCAGCGGGCGAAGAATTACGAGCGCAGCGCGCAGATCGAGATGATCGCAATGCAGCCCAAGGCGCCGTTTGTGCTTCCGTTCGAGTCGGTGGAGAATTTTGAGGCCGAATGGGAAGCCGCCAACACCTCGAACAAGCCCTACCTGCCGTATAACGCGCTCGATGCCGAGGGCCGGCCCCTGCCCGCGCCGCAACGCATGGCACCACCACAGATACCCGGCGCCTTCGTCCAGGGCGCGCAGATGGCGAGCGACGACATGCAGGCCGCCATCGGCATGTACAAGAGCAACCTGGGCGCGCCCAGCAATGCGACGTCAGGCCGCGCCAAGATGCAGGACCAGCGCGAGGGCGACACGGCCACGTATCACTTTGTCGACAACCAGCGCCGCAGCATCGAGCATGTTGGCCGCATCCTGGTCAACATGATTCCGCGTTACTACAACACGCAGCGCGAGACGCGGATTCTGGGATTGAACGGCGACGCCAAGGTGGTGCAGATCAACCCCAAGGCGGAGAGCAACCACGAGGGCAAGACGCCCAGCATCAACCCGGCCATCGGCACTTATGATGTCCGCGTCAAGGCGGGTCCGGCCTACGCCACGATGCGCCAGGAGGCGAGTGAGGCCCTGACCGATATCGTCGGCAAGAATCCGCAGATGATGTCAGTTCTTGGTCCGACCTGGGCGCGCATGCAGGACTGGCCCGATGCCGACAAGGTGGCCAAGCTGCTGCTGACCATGGCGCCGCCGCAGGTGCAGGCGCTGGAGCAGGATGACAGCCAGCTCCCGCCCGAGGCGCAAAGCATCGTCGCCGGCATGAAAGCGCAGATGGAGCAGATGCAGCAGCAACTACAGCAAATGGGCGAAGCGCTGGGCAAGGCCGGCGATCATGTCGACCAGCTCGAAGCCGAAAAAGGCGACAAAGCATCTGAGCTGGAGATCAAGCGCATCGAGGCCAACACCCGGGCTTATGACGCCATCACGAATCGCCTGAAGGTCGTCGGCCCCTTGCTCAACCCGGCAGAGGCCGTGCAGCTGGCCGAGGAAACCAGGCAGGAAGCCATGGAGCAGCCCGACCCAGGCCAGCCGCCGAGCGAGCGCATGGGCATCCCCGAGCAGCTACCCGACGAGCCGCAAGAACAACCGCCGCCTGGCATAGATCAGACACCCCCCGAACAACCGCCCCAAACAGGCGGTTTTTTTACGCCCGGACCAGACCCATCACCCCCGACTTCGCCCGGTATCGGCGATGACTCCCTTAGCTAGGACGCTATGACCGTAGAAAACGCCACTTCAGAGGCTGTATCTGATGCCCCCGCGATTGATCAAACCGCACTCGCAACGCACACCGATGAAACCCCGAACGCTGACGCTGAAAAAGCCACGGATGCCGACAAGGCAGCCAGGGCCTTGCAACGCCGTGTTGACCGTCTGACGCGCGAGAAGTACCAGCTTCGCGCCGAGAACGAGCAGCTACGCGCCCCGCGCCAGAGCGAAGGCGATCCTCAAACCGGAGACGACGTAGAGACCCGCGCCCAGGCGCTGGCCAGGGAGATGACCGAGGCCAAGGAGTTCAACGACCGATGCAACGACGTGTTTGACAAGGGCATCAAGGCCAGCAAGCAATTTGCCGAGTCCCTGAAAGTCTTTGCCGAGGAAGTCGGCGCGCCGTTTGACGCCAAGGGCAAGCCCAGCGCGCTCATGACGGCGGTGCTGGATGCGGACGAGCCGCACAAGCTGATCATTTACCTGGCCAACGAACCCGACAAGGCCGCAGAACTCGCAGGTCTCACGCCATCCCGGCAGATACGCCGCATTGCCCAGCTTGAAAAAGAGATGGCCGATGCGGAAAAACCCCAACGAAGCGACGCCCCTAAACCAGCGCAGCCCGTCCGAGCGGCAGCAGGCATCGACAAAGAGCCTGACCCCAAGGACACGGCGCGCTGGATCAAGTGGGAAAACGAAAAACTCATCGCGGCCCGCCGCAAGTAAAGAAAGAAAACCATGGCTGATAACCTCATCACCTCGACCGTCATCCTGAACAAGACGATGCAGATTCTGCACAACGAGTCTGCGTTCCTGGGCCACATCAACGCCGAATTCAATGAAGAATTCGCAAAAAAGGGCATGAAGGCCGGCGCCACTGTCTACCCGCGCCGCCCGGTGCAATTCCGCGTCCGCGACGGCGCGACCGCCTCGCTGCAGGACGTGAACGAAACCAGCGTGGCCGTGACGGTCGAGCCGGAATTCGGCATTGACTTCGATTTCACCGAATTCGACCGCACCCTGTCGGTGGACGACTTTTCCAAACGCTACATGGCCCCGGCCGGCAAGCGCCTGGCGACCGAACTCGATACCCGCATTGCAACCCGCTTTTACCAGTCGGTCGCCAACTTCACCGGAACGCCCGGCACGACCCCCAGCACCGCACTTGCCATGCTCAAGGCCGGCGCCATTCTGGACGATGTGGCTGCCCCCCGTGATGGCCTGCGCGTGGCATCGATGAACCCGCTGGCCATGGCCTACATGGTCGACGGCCTGAAGGGCCTGCTGAATGACGGCGGCGTCATCGGCAAGCAGACCAAGACCGGCCTGCTGGCGACCAACCTGGGCATGGACTTCCAGATGTCGCAGAACGTGCCGACTCACACCGTTGGCGCATTGGGTGGCACACCGCTGGTCAATGGCGCCAATCAGGGCACCACGACTGCTGTCGCCACGGAAAACCCCTATGCCGCGACCACGGCACTGCTTACAAAGGGCTGGACGGCTGCGGCTGCGAACCGTCTGAAAAAGGGCGATGTCATCACATTGGGCGGCGTCTATGCGGTCAACCTGGAAAACAAGAATGTCCTGCCGAACCTCAAGCAATTTGTGGTGACGGAAGACTTCGCCTCTCTGGCAGACGGCACAGGTTCGGTCAAGATCTCGCCGGCCATCATCGCTGCCGGCGCTTACCAGAACGTCAGCGCGCTGCCGGCCGATAACGCAGGCATCACGGTGGTCTCTGGCACCGCCGCCACCGCTTATCCGCAGAACATGCTGTTCCACAAGGACGCTTTCACCATGGTCACGGTCGCCATGGATGTGCCCAACGGCATGGACATGGCCGAGCAGATCACTTACGAGGGCGTGAATCTGCGCTTTGTTCGTGGTTTCGACATCACCAACAACAAGCGCATCAGTCGCTTTGACTTGATGGCCGGTTACGGCGCACTGCGCCCCGAGTGGGCTTGCCGAGTGACGGGATGAGGTGTTGCAGGGTAACTAGCTAAGACCAACAGGGGCTTCGGCCCCTGTTTTCATCAACTCACAAGGAAAAATCATGCAAGGCATCATCGACGGCAATGTGGCGGGAATGTTTCTCGTCAGCCTCACCCTCAACCCGGCCTCCATCGCGCCAGCCACATCGGCCGAGCAGGATTTCACCGTTCCTGGTGTCCTGGCGACCGATCACATCATCAAGTTCGACTGTTTCACCCCCACGGCTGGCGTCGGCGTGGTGAATTACCGCGTCAAGTCGGCCAACACCATCTCGGTCGTGTTCATGAACGCCACGGCTGGAGCCATTGACCCGCCAGCGGCCAATTACCACATGGCCTTCTTCCGTGCCGATAGCGACCTGCTGGGCGGGCTTCCATCGTGAGCAGCTATCCCAAGTGGCTCTACAGCGTTGACAAGGCGCTGATCGTGCAGGACGAGGCCGAACACCAGGCGCTTGAAGGCAATTGGTACGAAAGCCCTGCCGACATTCCCGCGCCCGAAGCCGAGGCTGTGGCGCGCGCCGAACTGATCGCGCAGGCCGAAGCCAAGGGCGTCCAGGTTGACAAGCGCTGGGGCGACAAGCGCCTGGCCGAAGAAATCGCAAAGGCCTGAGCATGACGGTAACGGCACGCGCAACGATTCAAACGGCGCTGAAGATGCTGGGCGTGCTTGACCCGTCCGAGACCATGAGCGCGGACGATGCGCAGGACGGTCTGACCATGTTGAACAACATGGTGGACGCCTGGAACATCGAGCGCCTCTACATCTACACGATCACTGATGTGGTCGCGACATTCTCAGGCGCATCGGCCACCATTGGCCCCGGCATGCAGATCGACACGCCGCGCCCCATCACGATTGATTCGGCCTTCTATCGCCGCAGCGGCATTGATTACCCGCTGCGCATGATAGAGGTTGATGAATACAACGCCATTGGCCTGAAGACCGTTTCGGGTGACTACCCCGAGGTGATGTATTACACCGGGGATTCACCGACCGGCAAGGTCTATGTCTGGCCCGTTCCAAGCGCCAACGAGTACCACTTGCAAGTCGCATCGCAGCTGACCGCCTTTGCCAACCTGGACACGGCTTATCCCCTGCCCCAGGGCTACGCCAAGGCGCTGGCCTACAGCGTGGCCGAGGAACTTGCGCCCCTGTATGGCAAGCAGGCGACGCCCTCGGTGATGAGGATTGGCGCAACCATGCGCCGCAGCCTCAAGCGCGCCAATGTCAGCATCGCCGCGCTGAATCTGCGAATTCCGGGTAACAGCAATGTGACCGGGCGCATCAACATCATCAGCAACCAATGAAGACCAAGCTTCCGTTCGTGGGACCGGCCTATGTGGCGCGCTCGCTCAATGCTGACGCACAAAAGGCGGTCAACTGCTATATCGAATTGGACAACGCCAGCCCACGCGCCCCGGTAGCCCTGTACGGAACGCCGGGCACGGTGCGCAAGTTCACGCTTCCCACTGGCCCTGTTCGCGCTGGGTGGAAAGAGGGCGCGCATAGCTGGTGGGTGGCTGGCGATACCGTGTACCGCGTCGATGCCAATTACGCCGTCGTCACGCTGGGCACCATCGGCACCAGCACGGGCGAGGTGGGCATGTGTTCCAACGGCCAGCAGGTGCTGATTGTGGACGGAGTAGGCGGCTGGATCATCGACACATCGACATCTACGCTGAAGCGCATCGATTCAGAGGGATTCCCGACAGGCGTTCGGCGCGCCACCTATCAGGATGGATATTTCATCGTCACCGGCCAGCCAGGCTCGCAATCGTTCTGGATCAACCAGACGCCGTATGACGGTGCCGTGTGGGACGCGCTCGACTTCGCCAGCGCAGAAGGGTCGCCCGACAACACCATTGGCCTGATCTCTGACCACCGCGAGCTGTGGCTTTTTGGCGAATTGACGGCAGAGGTGTGGGTAAACACCGGGTCCAGTGACTTCCCGTTCCAGCGCTCAGGAAATACCTTCATCGAACACGGCTGCGCTGCGGCTGGCACGATCTGCAAGGCCGACAACACCGTCTTTTGGCTGGGCGCAGACGACAAGGGCAGCGGCATCGTCTGGCGGGCCGCAGGCTACACGCCGACCCGCATCAGCACGCACGCCCTGGAGCATGCATTGGCAGGCTATGTGATCAGCGATGCCTTCGCCTTCACGTACCAGCAGGAAGGCCACATCTTCTATGTGCTGACCTTCCCGACATCGCAAAAGACCTGGGTCTATGACGCATCCACGCAGACATGGCATGAACGCGCATGGATGAACCCGGCAACGGGCGTTCTGAGCCGCTGGCGGGCCAATTGCAGCGTGTTTTTCAATGGGCTGCATCTGGTGGGAGACTACGAGACCGGCGCGGTCTATGCGCTCGATCTGGACACCTTCACCGATGATGGCGGGCCGATCAAGCGCATCCGGGCCACGGCGACCACCGAAGGGCTGCAGAACAGGTTGTTCTATAGCTCGCTGCAAGTGGACATGGAAACCGGCGTGGGCCTGTCCACGGGCCAGGGATCAGACCCACGGCTCATGCTGCGCTACTCGAACGACGGCGGCCACACCTGGAGCAATGAAAAGACCGCCAGCGCGGGCAAGGTTGGCGAATACGGTGCACGGGCCAGATTCAACCGGCTGGGCAGCGGGCGCAACCGCGTGTGGGAATTGTCCATGTCCGACCCGGTGAAGTTCGCCATTCTGGGGGCCGTGGTCGAAGGCGAGGCAGGAAGCGCATGACCGCCGTCAACCTGTCCTCCCGCATCCCGTTCATCAATCTGGACGACGGCACCCTGACGCCCGAGGCGTACCGGTCCCTGTCGGAGATTCTCAACCGCACTGGCGGCGTCCTTGGCAATTCTGGCGGCGACACCTTCGTCAGCGGCGATTTCAGCAGCACTGAGGCGCAGCAGAGCGCAGGCGGCGACATCACCGGCGACACGTTCGGCCAGGCAGATGCGCAGGCCATGAGCGAAATGACGCAGCAACAGGAAAGCGCGCCTAAGCTGGACGAAATGGTCATGCAGCCGATACCAGACCGCGCCATGACCGCCCCTGAGGCAGTCACCGTGACGGCTTCGCCATTCACCTACCGGGCACAGCGCGATGGATTTTTCGTCGTCACCGGCGGCACCGTGAGCAAACAGGAATACGGGCGGCGCACGGTGTTCACCGATGTGGGCCTTCTCACTTCCATGCTGCCGATTCTGCTGGGCGATGCCATCCGCGTGACCTATTCCGCCGCACCGACTATCACATTCATCCCGAGGTAACCCATGCAACGACTCCCGAAGCGCCTGGTCGATGGCGCGCAACTGACCGCCACGGCGGCGGTTTACTACACGGCACCGGCCAACAGCCTGACCACGATCAGCGCGGCCAGCGTGACCAACACCACGGCCACGCCGCAGACCGTGACGGTCTATCTGGTGCCCGCTGCGGGTGCGCCCGGTGTCGGCAATGTCGTCTGTTCGGGTCGTGTTGTTGCACCTGGCGAGACATTCAACATCGGCGGGGCCATCGGGCAGACGCTGGCAGCGGGCGGCACCCTTCAAGCCTTGAGCGATGCGGCCACGGCATTGACGCTTGTGGCATCCGGGTACGTGACGACACCATGATTGTTAAGTACGGCAAGGGCTTTGTGAAGCCACAGGCGACACAGCGCGAGAAAGCCGAACGCCTGGAGCGCTCCATGCTGTCCATGCCGCAGGCCGATTGCCCTGTGCGCCACTACTTCGCACCAGGACTCTATGCGCGCGAGATGACCATCCCAAAGGGTGTGACCGTGACCGGCGCCGTGCACAAGACAGAACACCTGATCGTGGTAAGCATGGGCCTACTGCGCGTTTCCACCGAAGAAGGCTGGCGCGATGTGGCGGCGGGCGAAACCATCACTTGCAAGCCGGGCATGAAAAACGCCGTGCATGCGCTGGCAGATTCGCGCTGGACGAACTTCCTGCCGAACCCAGAAAACATCACCGATACCGACCGGCTGACAGAGTTTTACACCGAGTCCAAGGCGTGCGAGCTGCTGGGCGGCTCAGAAAACAAGCAACTTGCAGCCAACAAGGCCGCAGAAAGAATCGAGGCTTAGCATGTCATTCGGGATCGTTGCCGCTGTTGGCGGCTCAATTGTCGGCGGGATGATTTCGTCAAACGGCGCAGAAAACGCAGCCGAAACGCAAGCTGGCGCAGCAGCCGCGAGTGACGCCACCCAGCGCTACATGTACGACACGACGCGCGCAGACAATGCGCCGTTCCGTGAGACTGGGTTAGCGGCCAACAACCGGCTGGCCGACCTCATGAACAGCGGCCAGTTCGGGCGCAGGTTCACGCAGGCAGACCTGAACGCCGACCCTGTGTATCAGAACGGCCTGCAGTTCGGGCTGAACGAGGGCACCAAGGGCATCAACCGGCAGGCGGCTGCGGGTGGCTCGATGCTGTCAGGTGCCACGCTGAAAGCCCTGACGCGCTTCGGCAATGACTACGGAAGCACCAAGGCCAATGAGTCATACAACCGATTCAACAACGACCAAAACGCGCAATACAACAAGCTAGCTGGACTGTCTGGTGCTGGGCAACAAGCAACGAACCAGGTCAGCGCTGCCGGGCAGAACATGGCGAACAACATCAGCGCATCGCAGATCGGCGCGGGCAACGCGCGGGCATCCGGCTATGTGGGACAGGCGAACGCATGGAACGGCGCGATTGGGCAGGGCATCAATGCCTACCAGCAGTACAACACGATGAACCGCATGTTCCCAACGTCTGGCTACAGCGGCGCAACTGGCTACACGGGTGGGTCTGACCCATTGGGCGGGTTTATTGACGCGAACGGGTGGGCATAAGCAATGGCAATGATTGATTCCAGTATCGCCATGGGTGTGAAGCCCATGCAAATCGAATCGCCCATGAATGCACTAGCGCAGGCCATGCAGCTTAAGCAGTTGCAGCAGCAGGGTCAGATTGGTGAAATGCAGATGCAGGACCGCCAGCGCGGCCTAGCTGCTGACAATGCCCTGGCGCAGTTACTCGCTGGCGGAAAGTCGGGTGCTGATGTATCTACAGGGCTAGCAAGCCAGGGCTACGGCAAGCAGGCGCTTGACTACACCAAGCAAATGCAGGCCGCAGCCAAAGACAAGGCCGCAGCCGAGAAAGAGCAACTGAGCAACACCATGACAAAGTTGTCATTGGGGGCGCAGTTGCTGGGCGGCGTCACTGATCAGGCCAGCTATGACGCGGCCAGAGCAACGGCGCAGGCGCATGGCCTCGATGTGTCGCGCATGCAGCCCAACTACGACCCGGCATTCGTCGCGCAAAAGCTCAAGGAGGGCTTGACCGTCAAAGAACAGGTAGAGCAATACTGGAAACAGAAGGGCTACGACACGCCCGATGCGAATGCGCGGCTGTCGGCGCAGACTGCGGCGAATGGGCAGCAGATCACTATGCGCGGGCAGGACATGACGGACGCACGAACCCGCGAAGCAAATCAGCAAGGGAAAATACCACCAGGCTATAGGGCAACGGCTACTGGGTTGGAGGCCATACCAGGCGGCCCCGCAGACATTAAGGCAGGCGCAGAGGGGCAGAAGCGCACCACGGACGCCAATGATGTGCTGTCTCTGTTGGACGAGGTGGACAAGTTGCTACCAAAGTCCACAGGGAGCAGGATTGGCGCTGCAGCCGATTGGACTGCTGGCGCATTTGGGCACGCCACAGAAGGTGCAAAAACTGTAGCGCAATTGAAAATGATTCAAGGCGCTCTCGTTTCTAAGATGCCGAAAATGTCCGGCCCGCAATCTGATAAGGATGTGTTGCTTTACCGCGAAATGGCCGGGCAAGTTGGCGATCCATCGCTTCCTGTTGAGACGCGGCAAGCTGCGGCGTCCATGCTGCGCAAGCTGAATGAGAAATATGCAGGCATGCCAGCCGGTGGCAGCTTGGGCACTACAGCGCAAGGAGGCGGTGCCACTGGATCATGGGGCGACAGCAATGCGCCAGCCGCCCCCATCAGCATCAAGAACGCTGCCGATTACGCCAATGTCCCCAGCGGCGCAACCTACATCGACCCCAACGGAAAAATGAGGAAGAAACCCTGATGGCTAATCCTTGGGACAATGATGCAGTCTTGACGCCATTTGATGCGGCCCTGGCGCATGAGGGCGTCAGCGGCAAGCTGGCGGACGTTGCGCGCTCCATCTACCAGCAGGAGAGCAGCGGCGGCAAGAACACCAAGACCTCCAACGCCGGGGCGGTGGGCGGCATGCAGATCGTGCCTGCGACCTTCGCCAGCGTGGCTGACAAGGGATGGAACATTGCCGACCCGGTGCAGAACGCACGAGCAGGCATCCGCTACCTCAAGAAGCTTGATAAGCAATCCGGCGGCGATGCAGCCCTAACGGCGGCAGGCTACTACGGCGGCCCTGGCGGGCTGGAAAAGGCGCGCAATGGCATTGCCGTGTCCGACCCGCGCAACCCGAACGCGCCGAACACGCTGCAATATGGGCAACAGGTTGCGGCGCGCATCCCAAAGAACCCCGTAGTTGGCGCGCTGAATGCCGTAACGGACGCGGTGGTGCCATCCGCACAGGCGGCGCATGGCAACCCGTGGGACATGGATGAGGTAATCCAGCCTACAGAGCGTCAAAAGCTGCTGACAAGCCTGCCAATGCGGCTTGCCAAGGGCGGAAAAGACCCTATTGATGGCGCTGCACAGTTCCTGCAGCGCATCCTGCCAGATGGCGTGGTGAATGCCGTGAACAAGGCGGCGGACTTTGTTGGTGGCGAGGGGACGTTTGCCGGTGATGTGCTGGGCATCAAGGGCATGACGCCCAATCAGATGACGGCGGACATCCGGGGCTCCAATGCTGAATACGAGGCGGCGCGGTCGGCTGCTGGGCAATCCGGCTTTGATGGCGCGCGATTCACTGGCAATGTGCTCAGCCCTGTCAATGCTGCCGTGGGCCGCGTGGTGCCCATGGGGCGGGCGGGCGACTCGCTAAAGATGCTGTCAGGTAAGGGTGCCATCGCAGGCGCGGCGGGTGCTGCGACCCAGCCCGTCATGAGCGATAACTTCGCAGGCGAGAAGGCGGGACAGATCGGCATCGGCGCAGTAACTGGTGGCGTGATCACGCCAGCCATCAGCAAGGCGGCTGAATCTGTGGCTCGGTTGGTGCGTTCGACGATGCAAAACGGCACCATCAGCAAGACGCCGGAAGGCATCGCCTACGAAATCAAGGCATCTCTGGCGCGTGATGACATTGACGTCGGACAGATACCGAAGCAGGTCATGGACAAGCTGACCGCAGAGGTCCAGCACGCCATGCAGTCAGGGCAGGAAATCAACGCGCCCGCCCTGCTGCGCAAGCTGGATTTCGAGCGGGCCGGTGTACGGCCAACACTGGGGCAATTGACCCGCGACCCGACCCAGTACACCAAGGAATTGAACTTGCGCGGCATTCAGGGCGTTGGCGAGCCTATCGCCAACCGCCTCAACGAGCAGCAAGGCCAGATCGCTTCGCGTTTCCGCCAGGGCACGGCGGGCGCGCAAAACCCCTATGAAGCCGGTCGCGGCCTGATAGAGACATTGCAGGCCAAAGACAAGGAAATGACGGGTGGTGTACGGGCCGCTTACCAGGCATTCAAGGACTCCACCGGCAAAGAGCTTCCCGTCCCCACAGAAGCCCTAAAGCAGGGCTACAAGGCGGTCCTGTCGGACTTTGACGACCACATCCCAAGCGCGGTGCGCAAGAAGTTCGAGGAAATCGTCAGCGGCCCCAAGGCGCCCCACTCGCACGGCGCCAAGGCGCCAGAGCCGAATCCGATGCAGATCCTCGGCCCCAGCGGGGAGGTGCTATCCGACCTGACGCCCAAGCCTGTCGGCAAGACCCTCTCCATCGAGGACGCCGAAAAGCTGATTAAGACGATCAACAACAACTACAACCCGGCGAACAAGCCGCAGGCGCTGGCCCTGGGCAAGCTGCGCAAGGCGGTGCAGGACTCCATCATTGGCGCCACGGGAAGCGGGGAGGGGATGGAGGCGGCCACGCTG